CCTGTGGTACGGTGCCCCGTTGTAGAGTGCCCCAAACCCACGACATGTCCTCCATGTGCCGCGGTGGAACCGCCGCGTTGCCCAGAACCCAAGGTCAGCTGCAAGGCGCGGTATGAAGAGGAGCAGCCGTGGGCAGTCCGTCCGCTATTGGCCTCCATTTCTCCTATGTGAGAGTGAAGTCTGGAACTCCACACCAACGTATTTGTTTGCAAGAACATGCTTTATGAAGTATGTTCCTGAAAATGGTCCTTCTTCTAGGATAGAGTCGCAATCAGTGTAACTCAACTTTTTCAGGTCGCTTACTAAACCATCCTTTCCATACCAAACCGTTTCGCAGCGTGCGCCGTTCCCGCATGGCTTTCCGCACAGCCGGCAATGTTTTCATCTTCATACTGACGAACGGATTTCCTTTTTCTTGCGCCGGTGGCTGCGCGTAGGCTTGCAACAGCGGATCTCCACTATATTCTTTCCACGATACTTCGGCCGTTTTTCTGAGTGTATCGGCTCCTCTGTTACCTGAAGCCTGGAGCCCACCTTCTTCTTTGCCGTAATGCGTAACGAATCCGCCCCACCAGTAGACCAATACTCCTCCGTATTTTTCTAGATAACGCACGGAACGTACCAGATCATCACCGTGCGAAAATTCCGTGGTTATCATTTCGGGGCGATTGCGCGTACAGAAGAAGTTTCCCGCCAATGTGAATGGACGAAATTCCTTGAACGGCTTCTCTTTGAGCCAGAATTTATTGCTCATGAAGCTGAATGTGAATGCTCCGCATCCATGCCGGTCAATCGTCTCAAATCCGTCATCCAGATACTCTCCCAGGACAGACGAGTTCCCACGGAATGTCCCATGCCGATCAAAGTCAAAGAACCGATCCAGATCATCATCCATGAATGCGATTCGTTGATCTATCGGAAAATAACGGCAAATGGCCCGAATAGCGTTGGCTCCACCCAGTTTTCCCACTATAATCGCCTTATATGTCTGACCCGCTAGCGCTGCTTCATAGAGTCTTTTCTCTGTCGCATTTGCAACAAAGATATAGAGCCGATCAGTAAGACCATTGTGTTTCAGCATGGCATATGTCTTGTGTGGGAATATACTGGAACGGGCATACGATCGGACAGCGATAACGTAATCATCGTGTCTCATTCCTTACAATGTACAGCGATTTTCAAAAAATATCCGATGTACATTATAAGGGCGATGGATACCCGTTTTTGGGGACCATCAGGATGGCAGCTTCTGCATTTAATTGCTGCATCGCCGGTAGAAAATCCGGTGGATGTCTATGATTGGTTTCATCTACTAGAATTCGTTTTACCGTGTAAATATTGTCGTGCATCGTTCCACGACTATATGGATATACAACCTCTTACTCAGACAATCATTAAAGACAGAGCTGCGTTCAGCCGGTGGGTCTATGATATCCACAATCGCGTCAACGGTAAACTCAGAGGACAGGGGCTCCTGAAACGACCGGATCCATCATGGATGAGTGTCCGCAAACAGTGGTTCCAAGTTGCGGACGACGTTTGCACTACGACGACAAATCATGGATGGAATTTCATAACATCAATTGCCTATAGTACTCCCGATGATTCATACAAGGCAACACCGATGCCTGATGCACCGGAAAATACCACAGAATGGGCCGAAATGACGATGACCACGCGTAATCGTTACAATCTGCTGACGAAGGAGGAGCGTCTAACGGCACTTACGCAATGGTGGAAGTTGCTCCCATCCATCCTACCATGTGAGGCTTGGCGCCGATCTTGGTCTGCGGCGTTTCGCGAACTCGGTGTTCCGCCTTTGCAGAAAGGACGGCAGGCCGTGATGCGGTGGATGTGGGAGGTGGAGTGTTCGGTTTGCGGTGATTTGCAATGTCCAACACCACATCCTTCGTTGGGGGTGTTGCGAAAAGAGGTCGGCGCATTTGAGAGTGGGTGTTCGGCCGCAAAGGGGAACCGGCGTAAGACTTGCAGGGCTTACAGACAGCGGAAGAAGACCCGCAGATATACGCATCAAAAGGGCGGATTGGATTCGCGATAGATGTAGTTTCGTTCTTCCATTCCAGACCAGGGTTGTGAAATGCAAGAATTCGCCGCCAGGCCTCTGCCTCATCGTAACCGCATACACGTAACTGCATCCATAAAATCGCATCTCTGGATCCAATCGGAATTCCTACCGGTAAATGCACGGTATGCAGTCGTCCAGCCCAGACAAATTGCATTCTTACATATATAAGATCATTACTTCCTAAGCCCACGGCGATGCCATAGTGAATATGTTTGGAGTAGGAAATGATCTATTTTTATTCATTTCTGATCCTGTCCAGTTATAAAAATGAAACATTGGATACTTTGTTGCATAAACCGGTTTTCGTAATAAATTACCAAATGTAGCATGAATATGAAGTGTCGTTGGAATATCGGTTTTATATACGCACTTTGATCTGACATTCAATGGGAGCATCTCTGAAGAACATCTAAATGATTTAGGGAATGTATCAGGCAGCTCACCCGTGAGCGTCGTCGCCCATACATTCTGAAATCCGATAATATCAATATGGGGATTCTTATTTACATAATTCATTAATGATTCTCCATGTGGAAGATACATATATTCGTCTAAATCACAGAAAATCATATATTCGTTACATTGTTTACCGTATCGGTATAGAGCATGATGCATCTGACCCATCTGAGCATAATGATCCGAATATTTATTACGACGCAAATTCGTATAATCCCACTCTATTAATACGATTCCTGGTTTATTAAATTTCGCGATAATATCATCGGTTAGTTTTCCATTGTAGTACATGTAAAACTTTTCCACACCGTGCTTCGTGTAATAGTCATAAAACACATCAATCCGTTTGTAGTCATCTTTAAATTGTGTGGTTATACTCAATTTATTTGTACACTCTGTTTTTATATGTGGTAACGTGTATGTCTGTGATTTGCCATCGTAGTGTACTGTAATTGTTACCACATCTTCTTCCGCATCTACATTATATATCAATACCTCTGCAGCTTCATACGTAAGTTGAGAATATTTATGAGTTATCGTGAGTGGTACCCCATTTTTATTCACAGACAGTTTTTCCATAATAATCCCTGCGTCGGTAACAGGACATATTAAAATAATCTGGTTATTTTTATAGAACATATCAAAAAATAAGTATGCATCATCATACAATAAGAATGAATTCATCGCTCTAAAACTTATTTTCCTTTTAAAAGAATATTTCACCGCATATTATAGAAATGCCCCTCAAAGTCTTTGGATTCCCTGCGGTCTCCGATCGCAGGATCTTGATCTTAGTCGGATCTCTCTTGGCGGTCGTAGTTCTGGCCGTACTGGCGGCTCCCATGTGGAAACCGCATAGGCGGAGACTATTGGGCTCGGAAGGATTCACTGATGCTGGGGCCAAGTTCTACATGATCAAGGCCGATTGGTGTCCTCATTGCAAGCACACCAAGCCATTATGGTCGGAACTGCAGTCGGCTGCATCTGCAGGATCTATAAAGACCAGCGACGGCTCGGCCGTAGAAATTGTGGATCCGATTGATGGATCTGACGCGGATGCTCTGGGGCTGCCATACAAGGGATTTCCGACATTTGTTTTGAAGAAGGGGGGACAGATGTCACGGTGTGATGCGGATCGCAGCGTAGGCGCATGGTCTTCTTGGCTTCAGCAACAGTAGATCTCCAAGCCAGCCAGCCCTTTCCAGCGGCCTCTCCCATCGCGAAAAGTTCATGTTGTTCTTCCAAGGATATCCCGAAATCAATGGACACATACCGTTTCTGATTAAGTGAAATCCAATTCTTGGGATGCGGTGTAATCATAGTATTTGTAGCATTATACACATACCGCATATACTCATTCAGGTGCTGGATCTTGGCAGATGTTGGATGTTTTTGCAATCCCTTTGCCTGTGTAGAAATTACCAGCGTATTTTCCTTGTCACCGACCGTCTGCCAAGGATAAAACTCTGTTACACCGCCGTCACAATAGAACTCTCCCGTGGCAGGATGTCTCCATGGAGTAAAAAAGAATGGAATTGATATACTGGCCCGCATCGCATCTAGTATGGGTAAATCTGGACTCGTATCGGCAGAAAAAATCACATTGCATCCCTTATTGACATTCGTGGCATTGATATACAGAGATTTACCCGTTCGTTGCACCAAATCGGTAAATGTCCATCCTGATGAACCCGGTGCCCAGGTATCAAAAATACGACCGATATATTGGACTAACGCTGCTCCATCGTTGAGCCCCCAGCGATTCCAGAAATCCACCAGATTATCGGAATCTATTTCCAAGAATTGTTTGAATCGCATAGACTGAGAGAGATCCCGTATCCATCCGGGTGATACTCCTAATGCACAACTGATGGCCAAAATAGATCCTCCCGATGATCCGTACCATTGCTCCACATTGTCCAGAACACCGGCGTCCTGAAGTGTTGCAATAATACCCATTTGACCGATCAATAAAATTCCTCCGCCACTGATCGTTACAGATCGCGGCTTCCATTCAGAAGACATTCCTCTGCCGGTAACAAGGGAATGCAATCTTCTGCACCACCGCATCTACAACCGCAACTACCACCGCAACTATCTCCATCATCATTATTCACAGAACAGGCGAAGTTAGATGCAATTCGTCTGGAAACATACAATCGTCTACTGGGTGGGGTGCATCAGAAAATTCGGTGGGCATCTACGCAACGCAATGCCGGTCAAATGACGTATTACGATGTACCTGAGTGGGTTCCGGGATGTCCTAGATACGATGTCAAAGACTGTATTTTATATCTGGTATGGAATCTGCGTCATTCAGGATTCCGTGTCATCTATATGTCACCGAATCGTCTGCTTATTAATTGGCGTGAACAATCTATTCAATACTATACGGAGGAATCACCGATACGGCAAGCGATGATGTCCGTTGCTTCATCTGCGGTAGAGGGCCAAGCAACTGCAAGTAAATCTGGTGAAAAGAAGAAGGCCGCGAATTACAAACCGGTTGCAGAAGGTGTTGCAGGACTGCTCAGTCAAGGTGCCCGGCGCAAAGGCAACGATGGTGTGACGTTGACACTTATTTGAACAGACGCGATCTCCATTTGAGCCACCGACTGTTGCCACCGCCACCGGTTTGTAATCCCCGTATCCGTCTCTTTCCAACAGAAGATACCATATGTACGGCAAATCGGAGTAGCGTATCAATCGCCAACAGCAAGAGTAAACCGATCGCCACAAATAAAAAGAGTTCAGCAGTTCCCTGCATGGTGGAACCGCTGACTCCTGTCAGAGAATCCAGTTGTTTGGTAAGACGATCCAGGCGCTGCACAAAATCCATTTGTGATTTTGACTCACCGGATTCGGCTTTGGTTGGTGCGGCTTCACGCCATAGTGTTGGTGACCCGGACACGACCCCCGCCGCCTGCCACTGTGGTGCTTGAAGAGTTAGTGCAGCGGCCTGTGACGGTTCAAGAGTGAATGCCCGTGTCCATGCTTCTCCGTCTGCCGACTCACCGGGGAGTGGAAACCCTGCATCCACATCATTGGTTGCTTGCAGACGATTACCGGAAGAGGTCGGGGGAGCCGACTGCATCGGTGCAGGAATCGGTGATTGACTGCTGCTACCGTTGCCACCGCTACCGCTACCGCTACCGCTACTGCTACCGCTACCGCTACTGCTACCGCCACTGATGCCAGTCACTGCACGGCGACTCTTATCCTTCTTCTTTTCTTTGCCAATTTCGGGACCCGAAAACGCTTCATCCCATGAACAGAACATTTAACCCCCTAATGGATTCTAAGAGTTCTGCAGATTCAAACAAAACCCGCGTCCCGAGTAATGGGAACCGGAAGCAGATGGATCCTATGGACTCTATTGTTTGTCGCGATTGCGGCACTCTTCCTACACAGATCAACACCACACCACATGGAAGCCTTCGTTGGTGATATGGGTGTAGATCTCATGAAAACCTCTACGAGAGCCATGGATTCGGCACCAACAACGTCGGAAGTCAAACAACATTATAAGAAACTGCTGCTTTTCGTGAATGACAATGTGGCTAAAAATGGCGCAGACGGTTTGCGGATCATGGCCGATTTGCGCGATCGTCTGTTCGGTAAGCGCAATTTCAAGTCATCCTTGTATGTGAATCGTACGCTTATTGACAAGTGGCCCACATGGTTACCGCCGCTGGATACGTCCATCCAAGAACCGATACCTTCTGCAGACGAAGCAGTGGAAGCCGAACTGCGAATCTTGGCATATCTTCAGAAGAACTTTCCGCAAGAATCCGAAGTCAATGAAGAGACCGGATCAACACTGCGTAATCTTACGGAAGATTTCGGTCGCAGATTTGTCTTTGAGGAAGGAGTGCCCGTGAAATTTCGGGAGGATTTTCTCCGAGAACCACTGATCAAGGGATGGGTTTCACCATTGGGACGCGACTAAAAACGACAGACCACTGCAGAGAGATGCAACCTCCGTTGCCGATGCCTCCCAGACTTCATTGGATGCCGGCGAATCCATCATGGCTTGTTGCGACTGGCGTATGCATTGTCGCCGCAATGCCCCAAAATATTCCGTCATCGGTGCGCCGTGTTCTTATTCATCCCGTTGGAGCATTCGCACTTATTATGTTGACCGTCTGGCTTTTGATGGGTCCGTCACCAATATTGGCAGTGTCTCTTTTACTGCTGTTCGGTTCCGTGTCGCTCTTACGGATAGATTCGCGCCTGGAACCGTTCATGACACCGGTTCTTAATAAAGATATTGTAGGCACCAAAGAGAAACGTCGGTGGCTCTCAGAAGAAATACTCCAAGAGGAGCCCGATGCAATTCAGGAACGGACAGAGGAACCACCTTTGCGGTACAACCAAGTTACTGATAATGAAGAGCATCCGTGGGAGAGTGAGACGACTCTGAACGAACATACCGTAGCCATTCAGGAACGTCCTGTATCTACTCCTCCCGAATACGACGAATCAAGCAATAGTCTGCGTCATTAGAAGAGAGAATGCGGGATTTTGTTGCTGAATTGAGTCGTCATCCTCTGTTTCGTTTATTAGGCGCAATAATAGTTCTGTTGCTGTCAGACTACAATCTGCCTGTCGGAGCAACGGCAGCCGTTCTGTGGATCGTATGGATATGGTGGGGACAGCGTTCTGTTGTGGAACGCCGCATTTTTTAGAAGTGCTATGCAGGGAAGGTCATGAAGGATAAAATCATACCACACTGGTCCGATAATTTCTCTAATATGTTTCACGATATCAATACGAATCCGTATGTTCTGGGTATTGCCTATATCCTATTGAATCTGGGTGGTCGGTTCATGGTCTTATCAGTAACGCCGGCACAAGAGGCTTTTCTCCAGAATATTATATTTCGCCCGTTGCTTCTCTTTGCGATCATGTTCATCGGAACGCGCAATATGGTTGTTGCGTTCTGGTTAACATTGGTGATCATGGTGGCACTGCAATATCTGTTGAATGAACAATCTGACTGGTATTTACTTCGGGAAATCATACATTGAGATTCAGAGTGGCACCAACAGGAGCAGGTTTGCGCCGCCCGCGTCGCCGTTCCGTATTCATGGTACTGGTTGTGCCGATGCTATTCGTTTCTTCCATCATGAACTCGGCAAGCGGATCAAACTGCGTGCCGAGTCCTGCACGAGTTACATTTGGAACTGTGGGCGGTGAGGGCGGTGGACCTGCCGGTGTAAAGACAGGCGCTGCTGCCGATGACATTATTGGATTGATCGTCGTGGCACGTTCTGCCTCAAACGCCCGTAGAATATCGTCTACCCCACTGGGTCCACGCATTTCCCGACGAGCCTGCGCGGGAGTTTCTGCCGCAGAAGAAGCATTGAATACCGGTATACCTAGACCAGGATGTGATGGACTTGTGTTGGCACTCATTCCTTGCATACTAGGCTGTTGCTGTTGTTGCTGTTGCATCCCGGATGCCGCCGACATGAAGTTACCCAAACCACCGCCCATCTTCGCCATCATGGCTGCGGCAAACTGACGCTGCAACTCAGGATTCTCATTCAGTACATCCGCCATACCCGGTATACCAGATCGCTCTGCAGCGGTGTTTGTCAGATGGTACATCGTTGCACTCACACCCAGTGTACCGACCAGACGCACCATTGGATGCATTTTTGCAGAGTCCTTATACATATCGTAGAGCTCCTCAAAAATCTCGTCAAAATCCTCAATATTTGTGTGGACAGACTCCGACCAGCCCTTCAGACGTGGCTTTACAGGTAGTCGTGATCCAAATTTCTCATTCACCATCTCTACGCCGGTTACGAAGGTCATCAGCGCATTTCGCTGGAACCGAATGGAAGCCTCCAGATTTCGTGAATCGGTACGTTTCTCATATTCGGCCTTAATGTCATCCAGCGAATTTGCCAGATTCATTTTCTGTCCGCCGATACCGTTGCCATCCAGACGCTGGAGTTTGGTCAAAAGCGCCTTCTTCTGGCGGAGTTCTTCCTCTAGAGAGAGTGGTGCGGTTGCATCAGAAGTGGCAGAAGACGCAGCAGACGCATTGCCTGTGGCCGAAAACGCGTTATCTGTATTAATTACGAATGGTGCGGGTTCACCCGCATGATGTATGCGAATATCCGAAGCGCCTGGTCCCGCATCCAGATTCACGACCTCTAAGTCATCCATCGGCTTGATCTGAATCGTCGGAATATCTCCGTGACTCTGGCTAGATGCAGACGGGCCAAGATTCAGTCGGGCTCCACCTGAACTGCTATCCCGGGGTGATGCACCTACTTTATTCTGATTTGCCAGCAGATTCATACCCAGATCATCACCGAGATCTACAATATCGTCGTTGCCGACCTGAATCTCCTTGGCCTTGGCTGCAAATGATGCAAGATCTGCTGCAGATGGACGAGAATCATTACCAGACGTCGGAGGCCCTGAAACGAATTGAACACCACTCATGCCTTGTCCAGTTAGCAGACCTTTATTTCCCCACTCAAACGCTTGTGGCTGCGGCTGCTCCATCCAGACACATCAAAAACGCATCGGCCAAATCGTCTTTCTTTGCCTGGGTTTTCCACCATACTAAATGATCAGTCGCACCGGGACAAGCAGATAATATTGTCTCAACTTTCTCTATTGCTGCCAATTTTCGCGACCGTTTTGCATCTTTTCCTGTTCCGGCATCGGTTCCTTTTGTCTTTACAGATGCATTGGCGAACTCTATATTACCGGTCCAGCTATGCTCTACGCGCAGCCGATGGGATACCAGAGCAAACAACATCATCTGTACTGACTTCATATGTGGCGCAAATTCAGAAGGCTGATTCTCAATCCGTACTGTAGAGGCTTGGGCGATCACAGGTAGCTCTGTCGTCAGAGCGGTTTCCATACCGGCCAGCACATCCTGAAGAGAGACACCCTTGGCTTTCTTGGCTTTGTAGGGCATCAGACGAACTTTGGCGGCGGCCTCCATGATCGCCGCCTTCGTTGCTTTTCGTATCGCTGCTTCGGAACCTAGACCCAGAATCGCAGCATGGTTCGCGGCCCACATACGCCATGCCGCCAGAGTGTTACCTGATATATCTGACGGTAAGAGCGGTGGTAGTGCCGATTTCTTGGCGCACCGTTTACACAACAGTGTTCCTGGTGCAGGTGCAGGTGCAGTCCATGATGCCGGTCCACCGCAGGCACAGCGGGTTTGCGTTTGACTTTCGGCTCCACCTGCCAACAGATTCATATTCGTCCAGCGATGAATTTTGGAGAGAGTGCTGCTACTGCTGCCACTGCTGCTAAATGATGCAACGCAGAGAGATAGATTTTTAATACCAAGATCAAAAGCCGCAACGGTTGACATACCTTGTTCTTCTGATCCATTGTCAGAACTTTTAGCCCTGATCTGCAGAGAGAGAGAGGATGTCGGTATGGCAATTTACATCCAAGAATCTGCTAGCATGGACCGCGGCATTCGCCATGATGGAACCCGTATCGTATTTTGTTATACCGGCACTGAGTCGTAGCAAAACAGTGGCGGAATATTATGATCCATCACGAACTTCCGTTGCGATGGTTACATTCGGAGATTATATCTATAGCACATTTCTGTACATGGCGGCGCTGACGATTATTCCCATTATCTGGACACGGACTCCGCCCACGTTCATCATCGGTTTCGCTGTATTTCTGATTATCCAGTGGATAGGCGATTTCTCATGGTATGGACTCCTCCAAGTGTGGCCAGAGCGCTGGTCCGGCAAATATATTGATTTCTTTCGGCGCTACACGAACGATGTGAGTGTTTCCGCACCCATTGGAGATTCACTGTATGGCTTGGCATGGTTTACACTGACGTGGCTCTGTATGACCTATGTTCCTCCGTCTCTCCAGATCGGCGCGATCAGTCTATTTATGTTTGGTTGTCTGGTTCTGTCGGTTTAAATAGATCGGATAAATTGCCAACGCATTTCGGCACATATTTTCTGCCATACCTGATCCTGTTGGTAAAGCTTCTCACGACTCTTCAGAAGTTGAAAGAATGGTAAATAGTCGTCCATTTCTAGAAGCTGACAGAGCTTGAATAGCACATACGGATACGACAGAAAATTGGAGCGTGATGCAGGACAATATTTTATAAATGCCGGCTGAATTTCGCGGAACATGTGTTGTAGTTTCTCTTCCATCTCCTTACTGAGAGTAAGATTCGTCATCTGATGCTGAATCCTGTTCTTTATCTGCTGCACATGGTCATACATCTTGGAGCACTTGAGTTTCCGAAGGATTTCCAGAATTTTTTCCTTTTTAAGTTTCTTCGGATCAGATACTCTCTCTTTCTTGAGTTCGCGCATAACGGCTTCCACAACCTCTTGAGGAATATCGGTATTCTCCTTGGCTTGGAACTGCGCCAGCCATTCGTTGAAGTGGTTGATTTTCTTGTATGCGAAATAAGTGATTTCACGTGGAGGATCCTTGTAACTGGGTTTTTCAGAGTCAATTAACATGAACTCTTCATGACCGCATCGGGGACATCCGAGAATGGCTTCATTCTGATAAAATGTCATTTCCACACCGCAGGTCTTGCACGTGCCCCATCCTGGTTCAATTCCAGAACCAGGCATAATACCGGATTTTATGGCAGCTGGATCTACAACGGCCAGATAACGCTCTAGCATCTTGTCACGATTCATTCCATCTTCAATATTGATTCTGCGAATTGCGGCTTGTGGCTGGTTTTGTGGCTGGTTTTGTGACGACGGGTTTTGTGACGGATTTGGGGATACAGATTTATCCGTTTTGTTACTGCCTCCCGAAAAATAACTCAACACAGAATTTGCTGGAAGATTTGTCTGAGTTCCGCCTCTGCGTGGCATCTCACCCTTTGCCACGGACTCCTGTGCTTCATAATATTCAAATAACATATCTCCAACATTGAGGAAATAGTTCAGCCGATCATCGTCATTCTTCAGTGATGCGATCCGTCGTGATAGTTCTTCTATTTGATCTGTAATATTGCGCCATTCGTCGGAATATGTACTGACTTCTTGCAATGCAATTTTCTTTTCCTGTAGAGCAGACTGTAATTCCTCAATTTTATTTCGTTCTGCATCCATATTTCGTATGCGCGACTGGTGATGCGCTTCAAGAGTAGTGGCTCTATTTAGCAGATTGGCAGAACTATGTGGGGAAATAATTTCTTCGCTGCGTAATACATCCCTGATTGACATCTATATACCGCACGTAAGAGGACCCCTCTTTAGACGCGACCTGCGACCTGCGTCCTTATATTATTTATTTTCACTCCGAGAATTAGTAGTCATGACAGGTGGCGCGCTTCTACAGTTGGTCGCATATGGAGCACAAGACGTATATCTTAGTGCAAATCCTCAGGTAACATTCTTCAAACAGTTGTATCGTCGGCATTCCAATTTTGCGATGGAGTCTGTAGAACAGACCTTCAATGGTGTAGCCAATTTCGGACGCCGGGTACAGTGCACCGTCGCACGTAACGGCGATCTTATTGGTCGGATCTATGTGCAGGCCACTCTGCCATCGGTAGATTTGAACTCTATCGCTGCTGATACATCCGGCACACAATTCCGTTGGCTGAACTATATTGGCGAAAATCTCATAAATAGTGTGGAAATTGAGATCGGCGGACAGCGGATTGACATACAATACGGCGACTGGCTGCATATCTGGAATGAACTGACTCTTCCCGTTGGCAAACAGCCGGCCTATATGGACATGATAGGGAACGTACCGGAGCTAACAAATCTCATATCTAATGTGGGGGTGGACGGAGGCTGTTCCAATGATTGCATACCAGGTCCGCCGCATACCAGCAATGAAATCCGCAGCTGCACTCCTCAGTACACGTTGTACATACCGCTCAAGTTCTGGTTCTGCCGACACACCGGTCTGGCACTTCCTCTGATTGCGCTGCAGTACCATGATGTACGGATCAATATTGAATTCAATGATGTGCGCAATCTCTGTTGGACAAATAATCCCACGGTATTGGATACGGTGAACAATTATGGTCTAGTGGCCTGTTCTCTCTATGTGGATTACTTCTATCTGGATACGGAGGAGCGGCGGCGGTTTGCCCAGGTCGCACACGAGTATCTGGTGGAGCAGCTGCAGTTCGCCGGAGACGAATCACTGACGGCCAGTGCAAATCGCGTCAAAATGTCGTT